CTACAATAGGAACCTTTATGAGAAACTTTACCGCTACGAACGACATGAACTTTATCACGCATACGTCGGATGGCGTCTTCGTCAATGACGAAGAAGTCTACCTAACGCATGTCGTGGACAAGCTCGCTGTCATGTTCGAGACTCCACGGGATCGAGTAAGGTCTGCTATGCACGAAGCCATTGATGGCAAAGAGTATAGCGACTATATCGCTCCTTCGGAGTACGCTGCGGTTGTGGAACTAGTAGGCTTTCAGCGATACGCTCTCTCGTGTAAACGAGAAAGCGCTAGCAAGGTCTACTCTTATCACAACCTCAACACCGGAAAGTCGATCATTTGGGTACACGTTGTAGTGTAACAGTGACGACCTTCTGATTACCGTGAGGTAATCCCCCTGTAAAGGGGAACCAAATCCGAAGAACGGCCGTAAGGCTGGCTCTTCGGAACCGACTGCTCGTGAGAGCAGTCACGTTTGTATCCCCCAACCTCTTAAGGAGTGTATCATGGAAGACAAATTAACTCGTTTGGTTCTCACAAAGGAAATCATGTTGCTTATCCGTTCTTTGGAGGATAAGGGTACGTCATTCGATGACGTTCCCCATTCTACCGAAGAACTTGACAAGCTCACGACTACTGATTTGAGAGCCTTGAAGTCTGATTTGCGCGACCTTGTACGCACCTTAGGAGGAAATAGGATATAAACGATTTTGCGGCCTCCCAGAAAGACACAACATGACTGTAATGACCCCCTATCAGATTAGAGTGCCGGGAAAGTGGCGTAGCGGTACTCGTAGTAATACGAGCCAACCATTTACGTTTACCGAACGGGACTCTACTCAGAGATGGTCAATCAGAACTGTTACCAGCCGTGACGGTCCTTTACCTTTAAGCAAGCCGTTTCCAAATAACGCCTATAGTCTCCATGTCAGTAACTGGGATGTATCAAATACATCTTATTCAGCTAATGGCAGGGAGTACAATGACGGTCCTTTTGGAAATCCGACTTCGCCGTTCTTCGACTTATCTTACGATAAGCCTAGTGAGACGCTTTTAAGGAGCAGAGCGCTCGATAAACTGAACGAGAAGATTCGTGGTAACATGAATCTCTCGGTCGATATCGCAGAAGCTGGCCAAACCTTAAAAATGCTAAAGGTGGCAGACAGAGTTCATGATTTCACAGACAAGTTCTATAAGTCGATGCGACGCTGGGGTAAAACCAAAGCGTTGTCCGATTTATGGTTGCAATACACCTATGGTGTAAAGCCTCTTCTTGGTAGCATTTATGACGCTGCCGATGAGAGTCTCCGTCTTGTGATAAACAGAACTCAGAAGTTCAAGGGTCGGGCTACTGATACGATTGTAGATCCGCAGTTCAGGTTCGATACTGTCTTTGGCACTCAACTCGTGAAAGGAAAGGGGCTCTTTAAGAACTCCTGGACAATCGGTGTTGAGATGTATATGACAGACTTCGATCTTGCACGTTGGTCTACTCTTAATCCAGTAACCATAGCATGGGAGCTAGTGCCTTATTCTTTCGTCGTTGATTGGTTTTATGATGTAGGTGGTTACCTACAAAATTTAGACACTCAAACGATGTATCAGAATAGATTTCGTTCCGGTTACGAAACGCATCTACAGGCATGGAATCTTAGTTTTGACCACAATCCTTTCTTTGCCGATGGTTATGTCAGTCGAACGACTGGCAGCGCCAATGGCATTTGGTTGGATAGGGCAGTACTAGGGGTTTATCCGAGTCCCAGCTTTCCGTCTTTCAAAGCAGATCTCGGTTCGTCGCGTTTGCTCTCGGCCGCTGCGCTTCTAGCACAGCAGCTGGATTCTGGTCCTTTTGGGACCGAAATCCGCACTCGCAATCCTAACCGATTCCGGCGTAACAGCCGGAGTTGGCAATCTTTAGTGAAAGGTTACTGACCTCTATGGCCAGCAACATCGTCCTCGCGGACGCACAGGCGACACCTGTGAACCATACCTTCGTGCCGATGGGGCGCGACGGAAACGACGTTTTCTGGTTCGAAGATCAAAGTGCTACCAGTGCCATTGGCTACTGGCGCATTTCGGTCGAACTGAAAAAGCCGCCTCCCGCGCAAGCGAAAATGAACTCCGATGGCCGCAGTGTACGATGCAAAATCGGTCTGCATGAGCCGATCCTGGAGAACGTGTCTAATAGCACGATCTCTGGTATCTCTCCTGCGCCGACCTTGTCGTACATCCCTCGCGGATACATGGAATTCATTTTCCCGGAACGTGCAACTCTTCAAAACCGCAAAGATATGCGGAAGATGCTCGCGCTCTTGGCAGCCGAAACCCAAGTGGTTTCGACCGTCGAGAACCTGGTTTGGCTAAGCTAAACCAGGAGCAGCATCATGAAGAGAACGCAACACTCTTTGAGTGTCGAACGGACAGTTATGTCTGTTTTGCGTACGCAGCTCCGCCCATCCTTCGGGACTACGTCGGATTTAGCTTACGCCAAATCTGACCTGGACCCGAAGGTGTACAGCTCTGTTAACCAGTTTAAAAGGGATTACGTCGTGTTCTCCTTTCTACGAAAGTGGAAGGGCCTGGATACGGGGATCAATCTCGAGCGAACTGCGCTTAATGCTTGGCTTGAAGCCGAGCAACAATGTTTTCGGACTAACCGTCGTCTGAATACGGAAGCTTCGATGGGTTCCTACTCCATCGCGCCGTCGGCTATAGTTGCCGCTCAGCGTAAAATAGCTTCTGTCCTAGGTACATGGGATAGCGAAAAGATTGTCGAGCTGTGCCGGTTCGGCAACGGTGCAACCGCGGACTTACGTCGCGGAAGCACGCATGCCGAAAAATACGTGAGACCATCTGTAACCATGGACGCTCTTCCATATGTGATAGCCGTGATGAACGGCGACTCTTATATGCAGGAGCTGGTAGGTGGCTTTAACGACCTTAAAATCGTTAATGCCAACCGTATGGTTATGGTGCCTAAGAACTCTAAAACGCATAGAAGTATTGCGGCCGAACCCACTCTGAACAGTTTTGTTCAGCAAGGGGTTGGTCGCTATATCCGACATCGTTTGAAAAAGTTCGGCGTAGACCTTGATGACCAGACGATCAATCAAGATCTAGCTAGTCAGGCACTGACGAGAGGGCTTTCAACCCTCGATCTCAGCATGGCTAGTGACACGCTCTGCACGTCACTTGTCAAGTTACTCTTACCAAGTGATTGGTTTGAGGCTCTCGACAACCTTCGTAGTCCTGCGACTATGTATGGGAAAAGGAGATTTCTTCTATCGAAATTCTCAAGTATGGGCAATGCCTTTACTTTTGAACTCGAAAGTTTGATCTTCTATGCCCTGCTTAGCGCAGTCTGCGAAGGCGACGTGATCTCAGTTTATGGCGATGATCTCGTCGTAAATCACAGCGATTACGGCCGTGTTTCAGAAATACTGAAATGGGCTGGATTCAATGTTAATTACGATAAATCATTTACTGAAGGCAGTCGTTTTTACGAGTCTTGTGGCAAGCATTACTTTGATAATGAGGAGGTTACTCCCTGTTATCAGAAAGATGTCTGCCGAAGACCTGTTGATTACGTTCACCTTCATAATCGTCTTGTGCGCGCTGGCATACGCCTTAATCTCAGAGATGAGTTTAGGGCAGCTGCTAACGTCGTCCTCGACGAGTGCCGTCAACGCTTTGGTCGGAAATCCCCCGACGTCGGACCAGTAGTGGAGTATGATGAATACTTCATTTCTGAGTCTTTCGAATGGGGAAGCGACATACGCGTGGACCGCGTCCGATTACGGTCTGTTGTGGGATCTAATCTTCTGGATTATCCAGATGACGGATCTTTTCATCATTCCGCTTATTTCGGTCGCAAACTGAGGTCTCCTTCTTTTCTGAATCCATGTTCGAAAGGACATGTATCAGAGACGGGGAGTCAGGCCTTCTTCACAAAGAAGAAGGCACATTGGCGCAGTTCGACTTTTGGTTGAACTGCTGGACCTCCGGCTATTAAAATAGCCTTGTGCCTTAGGTAAGCACTGGAGGGGTTGCACCCCATAAG